AGTTTATTACAGATATAAATCAAATTGGAATTTGCTTACAAGTGAAAATTTTATGTCTAAGATGAGTTACTGCTAGTTATTTTGGTAGTTGTGTTAAATGTTTTTGAAATGTATTATAAGAACATAACAAAGACGCTTTAAATCTTTTGATTTTTCGAGGAGTGTCTACCAAACGCTCCTCGATAATGTTCTATATTCTGTTTTTATTTCTTTCTTAACAAATACGCCTGTATCTTGACTCAACAGCAAGTTTGTGCTTCTCTAATGCTCCTCGACTGCCTGAAACAGTTTCTATGTGACTAACTGCTTGTGAAAGATATCTAAAGCTGTCTGCATAATTGCTAGATATATCGTGAAGTGGTTCTTCTAAATAACGCCCAAGTTGCTCACTCCACTTCTTGCGATACTTAGCAAGCTGATCTAGTAATGGTTTAATGCGATTTACATTGAAAACACACCTGCTAATCATTATTTTTGCATGAGAAATGGACAATTGTTTATCCATAGATTTAAGAACATGAAAGTTTGTGTTTGTTCCTGAAAATAAGCGTTTGAAATCCCTTTCATATGTAAGCTGTATATCTCCATTATAGCGCTTAACAGCATCGTGAGGAAAAAAAATAGTATGATAATTAAAAGGCTTATCTTTAAGTAAGAAGTTAGCATAAAAAGGTACATCCTTGTTTTTGTCTTCGTAGTAGTCTATGATGCGTATTTCTCCATGTGCTATCTGAAAGAAAATCATCACAGTTAAATCGTTTAAACCAATGTCCATGGCTACATAAACTGGTAGCAAGGCATCGTATAAACTTGTGTGTAAGCAACGATCGGATGTATAAGCTGTAGATATAGCTTCAGCAAAATAAAACGCGTCAGATGATGAAAGAAACGATTCTGAGATGGTTGAAGGAAACTCTTGCTTAAGCTTGTCGCCTAGCAGTCTTTGTTGAATAGCGTACCAATTGCGTTGTGGCTGTGTAATTTTTATTTGTAATTGCTTTTCAAGCTTATCAAAATAGTCAGTTAAATTTACATCGTACGTTACTTTCTCGTGAAGTTGGTATGATGGCTCATTAAGCCAATTGTAAAAGAATAATTTGTAGTCAAGATCAGTTAAATTATCGTTTCCCCGTCTTTCAGATTCTAGTATCATTTCTGCAAAGAAACCAGAGCTTCCTTCTCCCGTACTTTCTATTATGACCGTACCATTTTTTGGAACTGCTTGTAAAGTACCTGTGATGACTTCCTCGGCTTTTTGCGGATTACGTGCGCATGTTTTACCAAACTCAGAAACAAGGACTAGAGGATATGATCCACCCCTCAGTGTTGTGTCAACTCGTATTGAGCTTCCGTTTGCAAAAGTAATTTCTCTTGCTGATCTTTGCACAATTCCAATTGCGTCTTTGTATTGCTTGGGAAAAGCATCTAAAGCATGTCCAATAATCTTCTTAAAGATGTGCTGAGCGTGTTCTAATGAGTATGAAACAATACCAGCACTTAAATTCTTTTTAAATATCACTTCATCAAGCAAGTACAGTACAGCGAAAGTACTCATGCCCAATTGTCGAGCTTTCAAAATTAGATTACGTGTATGAATATTATCTAAAACATCTTCTTGAACGCAATTTAATCTGAAAGGAATCGAGTCCCCGTTTCTATTTATGATGTGATAGAAGTAATTTAACCGCTCTTTTTTATCTAAGATATTCACTCAGAGACAACACCTTTCTTAGCTAGATCTAGCAAGTCACTCAAGTTAACTGTCGGTTGTGCGTTGTTATTCTTCATCTCTGCTTCAAAGCGCGCTTGTTCTCTTCTCTCTTCTTTTAAAAATAGATCGTAAACAGAAGCATTTAAATCGTATGACTTTGCATGAATCTTTCCAGAATTCAAACCGTTTTCTCTTCTTACAGCTATACAAGCCTTGGCAAATTTTACTGCTTTTGAAAAGCTTTCACATTTTTGTGAAAAAAGAAAGATGTCTGATGGACAAATTCTATTTTCAGCACAAAATGCATTTAAATTCAAACTTGTTTCTTTTTCTGCACAAACAATAAATCTTTTTCCAATTTCTTCTTTGTCATGTAAAAGGGGACGTCCGGTCATTTCATTCCTATATATATATTATTTGTTTTATGTATAACACAAATTATTTTTTCTTTGTATAATTTTCTTATGAGTGAAATTTGCAAATGCCCTGGTGAAAACTGTCCTATAAAAGAAAAATGTTATCGATTTACTAGATTGCCTGACATTTATCAAAATTATCTTATAAAAGAGCCATACAACACAGAAACACAGAAATGTGATCTGTTTTTGCAATTGCGTAAGAATATCTGACATATCGAAATAATATGCAAAATTGTAAGAATATCGAACACAAGATATACGCGTATATAAATGGATATATTTCAGTATATTTCTAGTTTAATAGCATATATTGCTTGGACAATCTTATTTAACCTTTGTTCAGTAATAGGTTCTCCTAAACATAGCGGATCTCGTATTCTATTTTTTACTAGCTGTAAACCTTCATTCCTATCTTCTTTGTTAAATTGATTTTTAATAATGTCTTGTAACTTTATTTCTGAAATTATTCTGTCAAAACCAGTTTCATTTTTTGGAGATGGAACTAAAATGTTTTTTTTATTCACAGCATAGCTTACAGGTCTTGATCTCCAAAAACAGCAGCAGCCCATCGATTCTGTATTTTCCGCAAAATTAAAAACTTGATGTAACTCGGGATGAAGATCTAAATTTACTTGCATATACACCTCCTGAAAAATGTGCCTTAAATTTCAAGATATAAATTCAAATAATTTTTATCAATAGCAACGACTTTGCGGTCTTTCATCTTCTTGTGTTTGCAGTAGTAATGTTCTAATTTTATGGAAAACTTCATCTTGTTCTCTCTCTGTGCCAAAAATAAGCGACTCTTTTTCTATATCTTCTTCTTTATCTTTTTTTTTACCCAGAATAATAAGAAAAAAACAATCACCTACTTTCAAATAAGTATAATGATCAGCATAGTCACTATACATGTGATCTTTATAAATCACATGAAATTTATCTAAATTAAACAATTTACCCTGACACTCAAACCATTTACTCATTTTCATCTATGTCCGCTATTTTATTTGCTTCTTCTATGCAATGATCTAAAAAATGTTTTAGATCTACTTCTTTTTTTCTTTCTTTTTCAACTAATAAAGATAAAATTATAGATAAAGAAATTTCTATGCAATTCAATGGCAGCAATTGCATTTTCTTCCATTTCTCTAACATCAAAAAAGTATCTTTACACGCAATGTCTTCACTTTCTTCAATTAACTCTTTATACTGCTTCTCACTCAATATTCTCATAATAATAGCTCGCTAACTTATTTCAAGACCGTCCACTCTAACTAGATCATCTAAATACATCAAGAAGTTATATTCTCTATCTGTATACACTCCATGCCTGATTCTTGTATCTATCGCATTTTTCACAGAGCACAAGCAAGAATGCATTTCTCTAGCAAATAGCAGAGTTTTTAGATCATCTTCATCATCTTCTGTCTTTGATGTGAAAATAAGTTTTGTTTCCATGGTTTTCCTTTTGAAATTATTTCTTACACTATTATTTAAACACGGCGGAACTTTTAAGACAACATATTAAACAGTTTTATTTATATTTTTTTGCTATTGACAAAGTGGTTTGGTTTCATGTACGATTGGATTTCTCTTGAAAGAAATCCAAAAATACATTCTATATATAAATTAAACATTTGACGGAACGACGGATCGATATATTTTTTATTTTTATTTTTTTTGCTCTTGACAAATAAAGATGGGGGGTGTTACGATCAAGGTCTCGTCCGTCAGGGCGGAGAGCCTTGTTCGTAACCCCACCCTTATTGTTTATGTTTTATGTTTTTGATCAAGAATACAGCTATGTAAATTATTTTTAATAACAACCTACCTAAACAACCTTTCTTAAGACTTTTTTGGTAAGTTATTTATTTAATTCCGTATGTTTGTGGATTTTTGCTGTTTACTGATTTTGATGGGTCGACCGCAGAAGTGTTATATACTCCTTCCTGTAGACCTTCTTTTAATGCTTTGCTCCAAAAATGAGAGCTCCATCCCAACTCATCAGAGATTTGATAAGCTGTATAAAACTTACCTTTATTTTCATTAAAAAACTTTAAAACTTTTGCTAACCAATTTTTTTCTTCTTTCTGGTTTTCGGTTTGAGAAGGTTTTGTATACTCACACCACTCAACACAAGCATTGTCGGTTCCTGGCACTTCAACTAGCTGAAAAGCTATGGGAAACCAATCCTTACCATGTTTTGTTTTAGAACAGTGAATTTTATGATCTTTAACGTGGATCATAGTATCCATTCCGCCTCTAATCGAAGTACTACCTCTTTCAAC